GGCTGACCTCCTTTTGCCTTGCTATGACTGGTACAATCTGGAGAGGCCCACATAAGTGCTACATGGCGGCCAGCAACATACTTTTTAAGATCGACCTTAAATATATCCTCGGTCAGATGCAGCGTATCCGGATGATTGACTTTGTGCATCCGAATCGCCTGCGGATCATGATTGATAGCTATATCAACCGGCCGCCCCAGTGCCATTTCTATACCCACACTTGCCCCGCCGCCACCGGCAAAGCAATCTATAATCAAACCGCTCATGGTCTCACCTCCAGAAAGTCTTTTATGCTCATCTGCCCTGCAGGGGCAAAATTCATCCACAACACTTCACGCTTCTTTGATGCGATTTGGGAATAGCAGTCAGTTTCTACACGGTACCAATCGTGTAAGCTGTCATTATACAACTCGCTATCATATCCACTAATTAGTACCGGCCCCTTATGGGCGTGAAGAACTTCCAGTAATTCAGTTTGCGCCCCGTTGTCCATCTCATACCGGTACTGTTTCCCGTGCCTGGCCGATAAAACATATGGCGGGTCCGCATAGATCAATACATTGGAATGGTTGAAGCGTTTGATTAATTCCACGGCCGGCATGTTTTCAATTTGCACGCCTCGCAGCCTTTCAGCGGCCGCCATTATTTTCTCAGGCAGATTACACCAATCTTTCGCAGCATAGGCCCGCTCTCTGCCTTGTACGTCGTTCTTCCAGCCCACCTTTTCGCCATTGGTCCGGAACCCGTGTCCCATATTAAGCCGTATGTAGAAATTCACTGCCCGTCCAAAACTGTCCTCTGGTACCGATTCAAACGCTGAATCGTATACCTGCCTTGCGTAAGGCGTGTAATATATTTCCCGTGCTAGGCGCTCCGGGTCTTTCCTGATCCACTCAAACAAGTTTACAACGTTTCCGTCGAGGTCGTTTACAGTCTCGATATTGGACCGCGGCTTATTGAATAGCACTGCGCCGCTACCGAAAAACGGTTCAATGTAGCTGTGGTGCTGCGGAAAATAACTGATAATCCAATCCGCTATACTCCATTTACTGCCTGGGTATTTCATAATTGCTTTCATTTTCAAAAAAGGAACCCGGCGCGCCTGTTTTCCGGAAAGGTTCCAGCTCCTTTCTCTTAATCAGTTTTTAGTGTATAAGTTTTTTCCGGTCGGGACCTCTGCGGATCAAAGTATATTTCATCAACAAGCCCGCGCTGCCGCTTTCCGTCATAATACACTAACCTACGGCGTCCACTATCCCCCTCTACAATCTTTTCTACCTGAACAACTTTGTACCAATTGTGACTTTCTGTGCTCATATCCATCACAATCAATTTTCCCACCATATCCGTAATCTCGTTGAATGTTAATTCTCTTCCAAGGCAACATTCCTCGATCCAGTCCCCCGGCTGGAATTCCTTTGCCATGAAATCAAACAGGCTTATTTGTCCTTCCATATTTCCCACCCCCTTGTCCCTTCATACGGAAAATATCAGTTTAAATAAATACTGCATTTCCTATCTTTGCATGTACAAAATCATCATCCAGCATTTCTTTCCACTGTTCTTTACTGGCTTTCATATCAGCAAAAACTGTATAGTTACTCTCACACCATTCACAGAGTTCATCCAGCGTTTTAAAAACCGGGCTTACTGGACTCCCTTCTGTTGTAGTTTCCCACAACTGATAGCATTCTCCTTCTGGCGGACCTATAAATGGTTCAAAATCCGGGCAACCATACTCTGTAAAACCAATCCCTTTCAATGTTGCAAAATGCTTACAGTTCTCGCATCCCCCTGCACTATAGTCACTATCATGGCAATAGCTAGAATAATACCCATACCATATTTTATTGAGAGGCCAATCAAAATTTAATGGAACTCGTTTTAATGTTCTTCCCATGTCTCACCTTTCTCGTTTAAAGCTTAATTTTTTGAAGCAAATAATGTTTCATATTCTTCATTTAGTTTCTTGCAGTATTCATCAAATACAAAAGTGTCAGCACAGCTAAAAGTAATCTTAGTTCCACTACTATTTGCATTATTAATTCTTGTTGCAACGAATCCTTTTCTAGCTTCTTCAACCTTTGCAGCGTAAAGCATTTTATTATATTTATCTCGATCTTCTTCAAAAAGTTTTTTTGTCATCGATCTGAAATTCATTTGATATCTTGATACTGATATTCCACTCACTTTTTATCCTCCATATCTTAATCTTCATATGGTTCTATCTTCAGGTACGTTATCCCCCTAATTGTTTCATTCCCTACTAACACATCAGATGCAGTCAACATACCCGATATATCCGCACTTTCTTCCTGCCCTATATCTGCCAAGATGATATCGTCTGGCGGCGCTTTTTTCAGCAGTTCAATTAATTCCCTTACCGTCATTACTGTCTCCTTCCGAAAATTATCTATTGATAAACCACAAATACCGAACTTTCTTACACTTCTCACAGTAAAATTCATGAGCACTCAAAGCAATACGAAATCTGGTTCCGTGAAATAATACAATTCTTTCTGCCATACAAATAGATTCCGGGTAATGCGTTTTTAGACACTTACTTTTCCGCATTCTGCATCCCCTTCCCATGTGATCTTTACTCCAGTCACCGCAATACACCTCGGCTGCCCCGGCACCATTTTAATGATCCCCGCGTCTGCCATCTGCTTGAGATGCAGGTGTACGCTGCTCGTGCTGTACAGCCCTACGCCTTCCCCGATCTCTCGCACCGATGGCGGCCAGCCGTGGGATATGGTGTACTGGACAATGTAGTCTCTGATCTGCTTATGACGCTCTTTCATGGCCTGCCGCCTCCTAAAATCTGTATTCATAGAAATCTGCATCTTCCACGTACCAGTCCTCTCCTGTACGGTAAATCCTCACCCTGTCAAGCTGCTCGTCAGTCAAATCTTTCCACCCTGGCACATTTCTCAACATGTTTCGTACATAACCACGCCGTAGTTCAATCTCATCGGCAGTCATGGACTTTCCCATGTGTTGGTCTTCTCCCACACGATACCTTGCCAGCTTTCTTGCCGCTTCTTCATTCATTTCTGGCCCTCCATCATCGGAAGGGCTGCTTCAGGCTGTATTCCTGCCTGCTCGATTTTTAAATGTTCTGGCATTTTGTGAAACTCGACAGCTCGTCGCTGCTCTGCTTCATAGGCTCCACGGAACTGTGCTTTCAGTGTGTTCACCTGATCATAAGGTGATTGGCATATGTTCTGCCAGCCGGTACGCTCTACAGCCCTACGTACTGGACCGCTGAGGCTTTTCAGTGCCTCCGCCTCCCTCATATATCCGTAGCGCCTTACAGCCATGTTGACCTCGCCCCACGCTTCGTCAGCATCGGGGATACGCGTTTCCATCAAATCTGCCGCATACAGTCTTAAGTCTGATATTGCAGGTGGAAATTTGTTAGACAGTGCGTATTTCTTGAGAGCCATTATAGCAACCTGAAAAGGAATATCTCCCAGTAGTTCATACCACCAGTCCATCTGATCTCCCGTTGCCAGCAGGTTGTCTTTTGGATATGCTGTTTTTATCCGATCTGCAAATACGGCAAATTCCTTTGTGTTCATTCCTCTCCTCCTCTTGACATCGCCCAGTTATACATCATTTCCCGGCTCTCGTTTTGCTTGTCCTGTTGTTTTCCTACAGGGCTGTATGATGGCTCTGTCCTGTTACTGTAATTGCCGTCAAGCACCTTAGCCATATTACCGTCACTGATAAGCCAGTCAAATGTCGCTGACCAGTTTTTATTATTTTTGCCTTTTAAAAATTCACTCTGCTCTGCAAGTTCAAAGAGTTTACGAAAATCATCTGCCGTATAGCCGCTGTTAAGCCTTGCCCCAATTGCCCGACGCCGTTTGTCTGACAGCTTTGTCACATGGGGGTATGATTTGCAAAGCGAATTATACAGAGTAATTATCTCTTGATAATTACGATTATCTTTTTTCTTTCCTTCTTTCTCTTCTTCAAGTTCTTCCCTTTTTTCTTTCTTTCCTTCTTCTATTGTTGTTAATAGACTGTTAATAGAGTGTGCCTTGTCTGTGCATTGACTGGTATCAGACTGTTGATTGACTGTGGTTTGACTGTTAATATCCTGATACAGGCTGTAGTTATTTACCGTAAATACGCTGTATTTGGACTGTGTTTTGACTGTGATTTCTCCTGTTGACGTCAAATGTTTTAAAGCAGTCCGTAACTCATTAATTGTAAGGTCGCATTCCTCGCAAAGACGCGGATAAGAAGAAATAAAAGAACCACGCGGAACCGTTGTACCTTCAAACCTTCCCTCTTTCCAGTTTGCTTTCAGTAACATGTGAAGGAATAGAACCTTTGTATTGATATTCCGATACCACTCCCATTCGAGAATGTTCCGGCTTATTTTTATGTAGTTTCCATCTCCTCCCAAAATATCACTCCCGTTCTTCAATCAGTACTTCGATGCGAGGTTCATTTCGATCACAGAAAAATTGGTCCGTAAACCCTATGACGTAGTCCCACCCATCATCTTTCAGCACACCGCATTTCACAAGTGCGTCCTGGATCACCTTCCTGCCAAAGCTTGACACATTGTCATGGTCCCTCCGCTTATTTGGCTCATACCATGAGAATTTAAGGAACACGGGCTTTTCTATATGTAACCGCCGTAACTGCTGTCTGATCGCCCATATGACGGTTTCCTCGTTGTCTTTCTTCATCTTCCCACCCTTATGCGGGTTTGTCCGGTTTGCTGCTGTATAGTCATTCAGGCCATCGAGGCGGCCAAATATCACCAACTTATATTCCATAGGCTCCTTTCCCCGGTACCGCCCCTGAAATAGGCAGTACCGGTAATACCAATGGCATGTCGTGACACATGCTTGTATGTAATTCCCTTTCGGGATCACAAGGCTATAAATAGCTTTTTCCATACCTTGCACGGAATAGTTCTCTTCCCATCGGAACCATTTTCAATGCCAATTCTTTTTCATATGCCATCTGACCAAGCATCTTTGAAAGCTTTTCAGCCATCGGGTTATCATGGATTCTGCTGTTAACTTTTCCTGCGGTATGGCAGTTGTTGCAAATAGGAACCTTAAGACAGTCTTCATCCGCCAGTTCTCGATTTGCCGATCCGAAAATAAGGTGATGTTCACAATCGGCAGGGCGGCCGCAGAAGAAGCAGTGATCCATATCATCGGTTAATAATGATATCATTGCTTACACCTCCCCTAAAAGTTCTGTAAAGTGTATTGGTCTCATCAATACCTTTGTGTGTTTACAGTAATCACAGAGACCGCATCTGATCGGCTCTACTTCTCCGTTCTTCAGCGCTACGATCTTCGGTGTGTTATTTTCCACCTCAATCAGCTTTTCACGTAAATGGTCGTCTGGAATCCATATCAGTTCTATATCGGCTTCCTCTTCTTTCGAAGCGGCCGCAACGAAGAACGGAAGACGCTCTCCGGTATTTTGATAGACTACTTCCTGATAGACTGCCGCCTGGAGGTCATAACCCCAGTACTCTATGAAATTCATATAGCCGTAATCTTTCGTGTACTCCGCCTTATGCAGTTCTCTCATGACCTTCAGGTCCACAATGGCCTTACCAGGCAAATAGCTGTCAATTTTTATCTTCCACGGACTCCCGAACATGTCTGCCGTCATAATAACCTGTTTCTCTCCGCCCATGAATTTCATAAAAAGATCATCACGCTCAATTCTATTGATGATTTCTTCGGCCTTGCGATACTCGGCTTTCAATGCTCCCTGTTTCGTGAAAATTTCTGGGTTCTGTGCCTGGAACAGACTAAGAGTCCCTTCAAAGTGAGCGTCTACATAAGACCCAACCATAAGCGCCGTGGTCTTTTTCATTTCCCACTCTCCGTTTAATTTTGCCATAGCTTCAGCCTCACAGGCCGGGCGCCCAATAGTTCCCATAAAGTTCTTGTACTGGCTGACCGAGAGATATTCCCGGTCAGCTTCCTTACTAAAATAATTTTCTGCTGTTAAGATCATGCCTGTGCCTCCTTCTCTTTCTCACCAAAGATATCGGGGATTTCAGGAATGTCTTTCTCCCGGATTATATCCTCAGCTTCCCCCTCAACAGAACACCCAAGGAGGGCGTCAGGAATGTAGACGCGGGCAAAGAATGCACTAGCGCGATACGCAAGCATCAGTTCCGGCATTGTCTGCCATTTTGATGTTTCATTTCCGTAGCGGTCGATCTTAGAGAACCACTTTTCAGCTTTGGCCACCCCTATTGTAATTTCAGGACCACGGACAAGTTCACCTGTAGACCGCCTTATAGCCTCTATATGGCACCCCCATGTATTTGTGCCTGCTTCCCCTGTATATACTGGCTTAACGTCCTTAAACTCAGTATTAGACTTAATCAGCGACATGCAGGCCTGTCCACTCCATGAAGGTTTTCCTTTCACAACATAGAGATTCTGCATAACAAACATAGGACTTACATGCATCCGGTTTGCCATGTCAATGGCAATCATGCAGTCGGCCGGCTTGTTCTGGTAGTTCTGCGGTATAATTTCTGTACTTGCGAAAGCCTCCGCCATCTTCATCAGCATTTTAAAATTCGATTCGTTGTTAAATGGGTTTGCAAGCGCTGTATTTTCAACATTCATAATCTCTTCCATGGCTTCCTCCTATAATTCGACTACGGTTAATTCTGGTTCATCAGTTGTTCTTGTGGCAATGAACTGTAATCCCTTTTCCTTACATTTCCGGTATAGTTCGTTCCTCATATCAGATGACAGCTTCTCTACGCCATCAATAAGAATGATCTGCAATCCGTTCGGTTTCTGGATAGCTACGTCGATGCAAAGATCCAGTTTCTCGCCATCGGAAAGGTTACTGATTGGAAGTCCGTGGATTAAAGGAATGCCATCTTTTACCGTAAGTCCATCAATCGGAATGGTTGCTTCCTGAAGGATTTCCCCCGGAAGTTCCCTTGCCTTCTCGATTTTATCGGTCAAGGCTTTGGATTCTGCCGCCAGTTTCTCAACCTCTGATTGCAGGTTCTCCATGCGGCGGTACTCATTTAAATGGCCCTTCATTTCCTCGGCATATTCGGCCTTCTCGGTGAGCTCTGCGGTACTTTTCACTTCTTTGCTGGCATATTCTTCGTATTGGGATAGTTCTGCATCATACTTAGCCACGTTCGTTTTATAGGTCTGCTCCGCTAGGCTGATCTTGTCCTGTTTCTTCTCATTGAGCCCTGACAGTTCCTTTTTGCATGACCTGATCTGCTCCTCAAGAGAGGCAATCTGTTCTTTAAGATTAGTCTCCCGCCGGGTAAACTCCTTCTCGATGGCAGACAATTCGATCTCTCTGTCCGCTTCAAAGGCTCTCATCTTATTGCTACGACTTTCAAGCATCCGTTTTGCCTTTTCGATTGTCTCATTCTCTTTACGAATCTTCTCGATCTCCCGGTAAAGCTCTCCGACATTCTCGTTATCCCACTTCTCGGCATCGTACCCGGCCGGGATCACATCCGCGATATCTTCGATAAATGCTCTTTTGTTACGGATATCCCGGTTAATATCCTGCCGGGTCTGGAAGTACTCGCCGTTTTCGGACTGGATATCATGGAGTACCTGGAGAATGTTCTGGTCATATGACACCCAGCCTGGGATCTCTCCGAACCATTCCCGGATTTTGTTCATATCCCATGGGTAGTCAATCATATCCAAGATAATCGCATTCTGCTTTTTTCTGTCCATTGCCATAAATTCTACCGGGGATAGCTGCAACGGGGTGAAGATATCCTTCAAAAAAGTTTCAGGGCTTCCGACTTCGTGGCCGTCTTTTTTCACGCTCTTGTAATCTGCCTGGTTTGTTCTGATCTTACGATCAATCCGCAGCCCATTGTCAGTTTCAATTAAAATTTCCCCTTCTGTCTCCCCGTCCCTTACGATGTACTCGCGATCAGAACGGTTTGTTAGCGCCAGACGGATCGCATCAATTACAGAAGTTTTACCGGCTCCGTTTCTGCCGGAAAGTTCTACGCTCTGGCCGTCTGCTTCGTACTCTTTAATACCAAAAAGATTCTTGATCTTTATTTTTGTTAATTTCACGCTTGATTTCCTCCAATGCCTCATATATAATGAGGATGAAAATTTGTTTTCTATTTACCTGAGCCATGGCAGTTCGCACCTGCCGGGCTCTTTTTCTTATCCTTCTTTTCTGCCTTGCTAAAGCAGGCTATGTCATATATATCCATTACTTCCGCAATAGCTTTCGTGTACGCCGATTTCTCGCACGCCGGTGCCTGATTCCGTAGAGTTTCAAGCCGGTAAATTATATTGAGTATGATTTTATGCACTCTGTTCACCTCCCAAAAATTTATTGATAAAATACTGCTGACCTTTTCCGGTAACTTTTGGCGTCCTGGTCGTTACATTACAGCCGTTTCCGTCCAGATGAGTACTTTCTTTGATTTCAAACAGCCCCATCTCCATAGACCGCTGCGTTGGCATGTTCCAGTCTGCGCCTTTACGCCTGATCAGATATCCGTTATCGCGGAGCCATGTAAAAAGCCGTTGGGCGCCCATATCTACACCGTTCTGCTTTAATAGCTTTGCCATATCTCCCACGAGGATTGATGTATGACTCGCCGTAACAGCATCGGCAAATATTTCTTTCGGCCTCATTCGGGTGATATCGCTCTGTAGCCGGTTGATTGTCTGATCTGCCATCTTTAACGCCCGGGCGAAGACCTGTTCCGGTGTATTCCACGCTTTTTCCAAATCCAAGAGATACTGCCG